AGCCAGCTTCATCACCTTCTCGGGAGCGAATGAATGCACGCGGAAATCGCTCTCTGCATGCATCATCTGCCCGAGCTCCAAGCAGCGATCAAAGTCGTCTGTCTTGAACCGACGAACCTTCATCTCAGCTGCCATACTTCTTCTGGAAGAACGACTCGACCTTCTTGATGTAGGCGGGATCGCGGTCAGACGGCGACCAGTAGCGGCGGTCCTGCATCATCTTGTTGATGTCGGCCTCGGTGACTTCTTCGGCCATGCCCGGACGGAGAACGCTTTCATCGCCCGAGTCATTCATGAGCTTCATCACTCGCTCCATGACCTTGACGCCAGCAGCCGTCGTGCAAAGACGCTCGATAGCCTCGACCTCTTCGCCCTCGAACGTCTTGCCGACCCAAAGCCCGACAGCTTCCGTCCGCGCCGCTGCGTTGTCGCCGAGAACTTTCATCTCGACTTCAGGGTTGGGAATGTCGCCCATGCGGGCTTCAAGATACATTCCGATGCCCTTCTGGAACGTCTCGTTATCGAAGCCGTTCTCAAAGGCGAACTCAGACCACCACTTCGTCATGGGGTGCTGGGCAAGCTCCTGAACGTCCAGACCTTCCATGGCAGGAAGCTCGTACTTATCCGGCGCTTCCGGTCGAGCGGCCAGCGCCTCGGACGAAAGCTCGTCGATCAACTTCGTGCGAAGATCGTCTTCCTTCGAACGGAACTTCGTCTCAAGCTCGCCATAGCTCTTGGCAAGAAGCTCGTAGGCAGGGCGATTCTCGACCCAGAACTTTTCCGGCAGCCACTCAGGACGCGACTCCGCGCTCGGCTGCGATCCGGCGGGCGGGGCGGAAGGCGTGCCTTCAGGTTCGCCCTGCTGCGCGTTGATAAGACTATCAGACATTATGACCTCTCCCGACTCTCTGCTCGATCAGTCCGATGATGTATCGCTGCCCCTCTCTATGGAACAACTCATTGCTGCCGATGTTCGGACCGGACACCGACTCGATGGTGATATGTCGAAGATGGCGAAGCACTTCTCGACCGGACTCGGAGGAGAAGGTTGCAGTAAACAGCTTGTTGAGCTTCGCTTCTTGATCTGCGGTTCTGATTACGCCGTCAGGCCCCAGTCGGCCCTGCTGCGGGGTTTTCATTCTGCATCCCTTGAACTTGCGCCAACTGCTGGACCAGCTGGGCTCTCTCCCTGTCGGAACGCAACAGACGTTCCGGCACTCCAAACTTGTCCGCAAGATACTTGGCAGCATCCTCGGACTTCACAAGCAGATTCACAAGTTGCGGACCGAACCTGCCCTGAACCAGTTCCACGAAGCGGTCGAACGCGACAACATCCTGTTGCGCCTGAGCCTGAGCAAGCGGGCTCGTAGAACGAACCTTCACCTCACGGCCATTAACCGTAGGCAGATTGATTCGGCCCTGCTTCTTCAGAATGAAGATCACGCGGCGAAGCACGGGGTTCACGAACTCTGCCTGAAGCCGCCCGAAAGCCGCACCGATCTGCCGAGACAGGTCAGCCATACGCTGCGCTACTTCCGTCGCAGACATCGGCGTCTTGTCGGGATTGCCGAGCATGTCGTTGTACAGCGCCTTGCGAATGTTCATCCGCATCTCGGACAGAACAAGCTGGGCAACGTCGAAGCTGCCCGCAGCCTTCACGCTCTGAAGGCCATTCGATCCGGGTGCAATCGGGATCACCGTGCCGGGGACAAGCTGCACCGTATCGACGTTCACGACGCCGTCGTCCTCAATCTGGTAGATGCCGGAAATCGACATCTGCGCGTTTTCAAGGATCAGCTGGATCGTCAGGTTGCAGGTCTTTACGGCGGGCATCGCATTCATCAGCGGGCCACGGCCATAAATCTCACCGGCAGACTTGGCCCAACGGAACGCGACAAACGGGCAGGAGCCCGCACCGCGATAGGTTTCCGTCAGGTAGACGTGCTTGCTCTTCTGGCAGAAGACGACACGGCGATGCTCTTCTTCAAGCGAGCCGTAAACACGGAAGACCGCATCGATCAGGATGACCTGCTCGTCGATTCCACTCGCCAGTTTGCGGGCCATGTCGCTCGGCAGCTTGGCCTTGCGATACGCGACCTTAATCTTCGACGCAGGGATTTGACGCTCACGAGCAATGAAGTCGATCTTGTCGTCGGGTCCGGTATCCAGCACAAGCTGGGTAAGCGGGATCGCCGTGAACATCACGGGATTCAGCGCATCGCCCTCGTCGATATACAAGCATCCCGTTGAAACCGCGAGATCGAGGAACGCTTCGTTCGTCTCTTGGGAGAAGTTCGAGTTCTGAAGAATCTCGAACACATACCCAGTGACTTCCTCAAGCGCCTTGTCCACTTCAGGCCGCTCGTCGGTCGGGACTTCAGAACCCGCTACGAGCTCCGACCACCGCGCAAAGTTCGGCACAAGGCCCGACTGAAGTCGCGAAGCGAACTCTTGAACGCCCACCACCGCAGTCTCATCGAAGATGCGATCAGTACGGCTTTGACCCTGAGCCTGATCGTAAAATGATTCACGCGAGGGAAGGGCATATTCATAGCACTCTTCGAACTTGGATTTCCATTGCTCCTTGATCCGCTTGGCACGTTCAAAGCGCGCAGAGACATTTGCGCCCTCGTCGCCATCAATGCGAACAAGCGGTTCCTGAAGGATCATTGGATTATCCGATCATCTCGCGACCGAAGCCGCTACCGCCCTTGCGACCGGAGATGAGGGAGCGAGCGCCATAAAGACCGCCCGACCGCATCAGCGCATCACCAAGACGAGCCTGTTTGTCTTTCGACCGTTCGGCCTGAGCCTGAGCCTTCTGAGCTTCAAGAGCTTCCATTCGAGCCTTGCGCTCCGCTTCAGCAGCAGGATCAGGAGGGGGAGGACTAAAACCACCACACATGGAGGACTCCTTGGTTTTGCGACCGATGCCCCGGCTCGTCAATGACTACAATGGACCGAAGCTGGATCGGTTCTTCTTGTTAGGTATGCCAGGTCTATTGAAGACATCATAGTCCCGTCTGGCATTCACGGCAGACATTTGCCTACCCCCAGCCAGAAGGTTCCTGCCTTCGCCCGCACCGATCAGCGCATATTGCAGCGCATCATGAATATGAGAGAACTTATTCTTCTCGGGCTTCTCTTCGTGCCGCTCGCCCCCGGACACCTGCATACGACGATAGGCGTATCCGCCACGGAAGCCGCGCAGGAGATTGACGCACGTCGGATCGACAAGGAAGGCCGCTTGCCCATCGATCATTCTACCGAGGGCCGTCGACACAGCTTCCAAGCGGAGGGACACGTCATTGTTTCCTGCGGGGTAGGCTTTGATGCCCGCCGTCCGCAATATCTGGAACGGGGTCCGCTCATCCGTCTGGGCGCGATAATCCCCGGCGGGGTCTCCATAAACAATACAACTGGAGCCGGGGAACTTCTGGGAAAACTCCATGCGGAACATCTCGGCGAACCGGACGATCCCCATATCCTGCGCCACAAGCTCATGGAGAATCAGCCATTTTCCACGGGAGTTCTGACAGAAGACGGCAGCCGGGGTCAGGCCGAAGTCCATACCGACGATGATCGGCACGCCGGGGATCGGCAGCAGCTTGTCCTTCGCGACATGCACGTCATCGGTGAACATGGGATATACGGGCTTTCCGTCGTTCAGACTTCCGAACTTGTTCAGAACGTACACGTCGATCCACCCCTTCGCCTTACCGCGAATGATGTTGGGGTAGTAGTCGGGCGTCAGGTTCTTCCGGTTCTCCGCCTTCTTGTTCAGTTCATATCCCGTAACCGAACCCTCGCCGTCGCGGGTTTCGATCATGCCTCCGGGCTGCGTGAAGAAGTTCCACGTCGCGGGCTTCACCAACATGAGGGCTTCTTCGCGGGTGACGTGATCCGGCAACGGAGACTCGCCCGCCATAATCGGCCACCAGTGTTCTTCATCCGGGGCGTTGGTATCCGCAATGACGCCATACCAACTCGGCCCACCGTCCTTCATGGACGGAAATCGGCCGACGCGCATGGTGCACGCATCGACGATGGCCTTGGGCAGTTCACGTGCTTCGTTGATCCAGACTCCCGTCAACTCAAGGGACAGGAGCTTCTTCACATCTTCCGGCCTATCGAGCGCAAGGAAGATCACTTCAAGGTCGAGATCACCACGTCGCAACCGATGGGTATACGGCGGCGGATGCCAGAGCATCTTGCCCCACACATCCTCGGGGAACCAGTCGAGCCACGTCTTGATCGTCGTGGTCCGCAACTGCGGGTAGCTGTTTCGCACTACGGCCCACCGAGACCTGCGGATTCCATCCGGTCCCGGCTTCTGCTCCAACGCTCGGCGGAACAACTCAACCGCGCAGCATACGGACTTCCCGCTTCCGACCGGACCTCGCAGTCCACGGAAGAATGAGTTGTCCTTCATAAAGGCTTTCAGTGTCTCTCCGTCCGGGGAGTATTTGAAGTTGATCATCCCACAAGACCTCTATCGACTGCGGCCTTGATCATGCGGCCGGCAACATCCGGTCCCCACGCATCGATCAGCTTGTCGCACTCGTAGTTGGTCAGCTTGTCCTGCGGATAGTACCTGAGATGCACATGCCGCACGATCAGTCGGAGTCTGTCTCTATCGGCTACCGACAGGACGGACGAAAAAGCGCCTTCACTCCCCGCGCTCACTTCTTGCATGTTTAATCACGTCCTTCGCGTGTTCGAGCAGTTCCAGAATCTCTGCGTAGGTAAGGGGCGACGTGCCGAACCAAAGTTGCTGGTTTTCCAGCCCCCAGCCGATCACGACGACATTCTCAAGGTTGCCGCGTGCGGCATCGAGGATATCGTCGGCATCATAGGAACCCGATTGCTCAACGGGCTCCTTCTGAACCAAACGGAGTCTGACGACCTTGTCGTCGTCGCTCATGCCTTTTTGCCCTTGGCGGCCATTTCCTGCATCTTCTGCTTGCCATACTTCTTGCGCCCAATAAAGGCGGCAAGAGCCTTGGGATTCTTCACACCGCGCTTCTCAAGTTCACCGGTGAGCTTCTTGAAACGCTCGCCGCTACCAAGCGGAAGCTTCTTCTCAGCCATGTCCTGCTTCCTCATCAACTGCGA